ATTTGATAAAGCTCAGATAGTTGAAGGCAAAGCCACTGAGCATATTGTTATGAATGCTAAGATAGAAAAGGATATGACTGTTGATGAGCTTATGAGCCAGATAATGAGAAATAGAGAGACTTATGTCCAAGAAGATAAATGAGTATTGTAATACCAGAAAAGAATGAAATTACAGAACGTGAGCGTAGGGAGACTCTTCTTAAAGAATATCAGAATTCTAGTGATTATCGCAAGAAATTAGAGGATAGATTAAAGATAACCGATGCTTGTAATCGTTCTAATGAGTCTAAGGTAGCCGCTGCGGCTGCTTGTAAGAAGGATCCAATGTTCTGGTTTAATAACTTTGCTTGGACTCCTAACGATAAGTATGAGCAGTATCACTTTCCATTTATATTATATGAGTTTCAGGAAGATTTTATTCATTGGTTTCAAGGTAAGATAGAAGGACAGGAAGATGGACTAGTGGAAAAATCACGTGAAATGGGAGCAACATGGCTTGCTATGTCTTTATTTGCGTGGAATTGGTTATTCAAAGAGAATTTTAACGTTTTAGTAGGTTCATACAAGGAAGTACTAGTGGATGACCGCACTAAGGACTCTTTATTTGGAATGATAGAATATCAACTTAGAAACATACCCAAGTGGATGTTACCACACAAATTCAGTTTTAAGAACAATCGAACCTCTATGAAACTGATAAACCCTGAAAACCAGAATGTTATTAAAGGAGATACTATGAACCCACAGTTTGGGCGTGGTTCTCGAAGAAATTTAATATTTTTAGATGAGGGTGCCTATTGGGAGTATTTCCAAGATGCTTGGTCTGCCTGTGGTGATACTACCAACTGTAGGCTTAGTGTATCTACTCCCCATGGTTATAATTCATTTGCGGTTCTTAGAGATTCGGGAATAGACGTAAAATCACTTCACTGGAAACTACATCCATTAAAGGATGAGAAGTGGTATGCGTTTGAAAAAAACAGGAGAACAGAGGAAGAAGTAGCTAGAGAACTAGATATTAGTTATCATCATTCTGTTAAAGGAAGAGTTTATCCAGAATGGACATATGTTGAAAAGGGAGAGTTTCCATATAATCCAGAAATGGCTCTTTATACCTCATGGGATTTTGGACTCTCTGATGACACTGCTATAATTTGGTGGCAGAAAGACCATGGTACTGGTGATGTAAATATTATAGATGTATACTGGAATAATGGAAAGACAATTGATTTCTATATTCCATTTGTTACTGGGGAAATTCCCTCAGATAGTTATAAATACACTAAAAGAGACTTAGAGGTTATAGGCGAACACAAGGGTTGGGGAAGAGGAACCCAATTTGGTGACCCAGCTGGGAGGTTTAGAAATCAAGTTGTGAATCAAACAGTAATAAGTGTTCTAAGAGAAAATGGAATTCATGTCAATTTTAATGATAGTTGGAAGGCTTTTGACCAGAGAATACAGGCTTCCAAGATGATTATGAAAGGAGGGAGACTAAAGATGAATGAAAACAAAAGAACCAAGTATCTTGATGTCTGTATGATAAATTCGCAATATGCAGAATTAAAGAGAGGTGGTCAAACTATAATAAATTCTGCTGGTCTTAAACCAAGACATGACCAATATTCACATCTTAGGAGTGCGTTTGAATATGGAGCACTTGGCTTAAGAGATAAAGCAGGAAATACTCACAGGGTTAGAGATAAATTTCAACCAAATAGTTTTTCAAATGCACGAAGAACAATCTCATACTAATAAGATAAATTGTGGAAGTAGGTGGTTTAAACGCTTCTACAATGAGGTTAAGGCAATAAGTCCTCACATACGTTTTAAAAGAATTAAACTTGGTTTCTATCGTATCTACTGGAGGAACCATTATATTTATGAAGCCTACAAGGAAATGCCAATTATTGGTTTCACTTGGGATGATATAGACCCAAGACTTGAATCTAAGACTTATTGCGAGGAATATGAAGACCAAATAGAATTAACAAGGAATATAAAAAACTTTATAGAAGGATATTATGATTCAATAAAGAAAATTCAAAGACGTGTATATCTTCATAGGAATGGAGATAAAGAATTTAATCAAAGGTCACAAGGTGTGTATAAAAATACTAATATAAAATAATGAAAATATATCGTGCGTTAAAAACTAACTGTGTTACTCAGGGATATGGAGTAGAAAATACTGCTCCTAGTATGCTTTCACTTTATAAAAGTTTAGGAATGTTAGGACATAATGGAATAGATTTTGCTTGTTGGAGTGGAGAACCAATTTACCATTGTGGAGACTTTACTGGAATAGCTAAAACAGAAGTAGATAGTAAGGGAGGAATAGGAGTTGATGTTATCTCAAAAGAAGAAATAGAAGGAGGTTATTTCAAACTCCGTTACTGGCATCTTAAAAAGGTTAATGTTTATGATGGACAGGAAATAAAAGAAGGAGATTTAATTGGTTGGGGAGATAATACAGGTTTATCTACTGGAGACCATTTACATTTAGGTTTGAAATCCTGCCATGAAGATGGAGAACCATTAGATAAGTGGAATGGATATTATGGTGCTGTTGACCCAAGTCCTTATTTTGAAAATATTTTTGTATTGGATATCTTAGAAGTTAAACAAGAAGCATTAAGTGTTATTCAGTTAGCTCAGAAACTTATTGCACAAATAGGATTATGGTTATTAAAGGGTCGATCTAAAAAAAAAATAAAAAATAACAATATGGAAAACAACAATATGAAAAAGTGGTATCAAAGTAAAACTGTTTGGATTGCCATACTACAGTCAACCGCTGGTATAATAGCTGCCTTTATTACCCAGCATCCAGAAATTGCCTATCTAGTAACTGGGAAGTCTATAATAGATGTGTTAATAAGAGTGGTTACCGAGGTCAAGGTGGGATAGACTTGACATTTACCACAAAATATGTTATAATGTATAGTGATAGGAATTATATTTACAATTTCTAATGCCAACCCTAAATAAAAAAATAGAGGAGGAGATTGTTTTATCTACTCCTCCTAAGGAGAAAACCCCCACCCCGTCCCAAAAGGAACAGGACATTGTTGAGGGTGTTTTCAATGTTTTCTCCATGACAATGCAGGAGAGAAACTCTGGCTTTGAGTATTTTGATGGAAGAAATATCACAGAGTATATTGACGATTCTGTTAAGAGGTTTACAACCAATATTGATAGGAGACCAGGAATTGAAGATTGGCAAGCCAGAATCCACGATCCGTTTACTAGAAACAAAGTTCTTGCAATTCTTGGAAAGGTTGTTGATGCTTTACCAGTTGTTAACTTTGTGGCACGTGGAGCAGAGGATATACAGAAAGCAGAGATATTAAATACCCTATTTGAATATGCGGATCAAATAGATGATTCTGAGGAGTTCTTTACCTTTATGGTTGAGGAAGCTCTAGTAAAGGGAACATCAATTGGATATGAAGGTTTAGTAACAAAGGAAAAGAAAGTTAGAAAAATAACTAAATGGGGTAATGACAATAAGATTTCTTCCACTGAGACTAAAATTATTAACAGAAGGTTAATAAGCCAGATAGTTCCTCTAGAAGAGTTTTATCCAAGCAATGTTGGAATCCGAAAGATTAAGGATATGCCTTATTGCTTTTGGAGAAAGACCATTCCTCACAAGAAGTTTCTCCAAGATTTTTCAAGTTATGAAAAGGCTAAGGTAGTACAGCCATATTCTGGTTCTACTATTGAGGGAGAGAAGCCATTTTATATGGATTATATATCTCCTAGTATTACAGAGGGAGAAGTAGAAATCCTTAGGTATTATAATCAAGATACCGATGAATATATAATTACAGCTAATGGGGTTTGGTTAAACCCACTTGAAGAAGAACAGGTTAGTCCCATACCATTTAATCACAAGAGATTACCTTTCTGGTCAATAAAGTATGACATTTTTGGAGACTTCTTCTATGGTAAGTCTTTACCAGATAGGTTAAAGTCGCTTCAGGATGTTCTTAATGTTTTACATAATATGCTCTTGGATCAGAGTTTCCTTACCATCTTTCCTCCTATATTAGTGGCTGGAATGGATGATATTGAGGATGATTTCATGAGACCAGGAAGACGAATAGAGGTTGATACCCAGGGATTACCAATCGATCAGGCTTACAAAACTCTTGATTTACAAACTCCTACTGGCTGGCACCAATTTATAATTGAATATACAAAGAAGATATTAGAGGAAAGTTCTATTGACCAGGTTACTCAGGGAATTGCTGGGGTGGGAGAAAGAACTACTGCTACTGAAATTAGGAGTGCTGCCGCTGGAGTTATTTCCCTACTTGGATTATTTGCTAAGTTTGTTAAGTTTGGAGCAAAAGAAAGAGCAAGGTTAAGAGCTTCTAATATACTTCAGTTTTATCTTAGTACACCCATTATTGAACAGGTTATGGGTGAGGGTGCTTCTAAGGAAGCGAGTAAAGCATTTAACATTTTTGAAGTTGAAAGTTCTCCAATGAGTCCTGGGGAACGTGGAACCAAGATAATCGAGGTATTTAAAGAAAAAGCACAGCTTCCTACAAAGAGAGAACAGAAGTTAAGGGCTGCTATTGAAGAAAAGACTAGTGGTAAAAAGATTACCAGAATTGCTATAACTCCACAGTATTTGAGAAACTTTGAATATGATGTGATTTTAACTGCCAATACTAAAAGTCCTCAATCTGAAGATATGGAAAGAGCTTTGGAGATACAATTTCAGCAAACCATTCTGAGTTTACATGGGGATTTGGTAGATAGAAAAGAATTAGCTGCTGAACTAATATACAAGTTTGGCAAAGATC